CGATTGCCTCCACGACGATTAATAATACCGGGCTTGCCACGGTTGGAACTCTCCAGGTTGGAACGAATGGCACTGAACCAAAAATAACAAATGTTTCCTATGGCACATTTGCCTTTTCTGGCGGAACGGTTCAAACACACGCTGCCAACGACACCACAGCTGGCACATTTGCGTTGCCATGTCAGCTTGGTGACATTGTGATTGCTTCGATCAACAGCCTTGGATCAACAACTGAACAGCACGGATCATGACCAACTTCTTTCCAATTGCCCAAAATGTTGTTAAGTATGATATAATCGGTAAGGGCGCAACCACGGGTACGATTCCGGCAGGAACAATCTTCGCAACCGCAATGAGGTTTACAACTTAATATGGCAAACGTACTCGATCGCAATTTTGAATTCGCAACCAACGGAACGGTCACGGCCGCGGGTCTTCACAACCTTATCGACGATACAAATATCTATGCCGGGCTAATCTCGACCCAGGAAGAGAGAACGTCGGTAGGTACCGCGGATATGTTGCTTATTGCAAATTCCTCATCTACATCAAGCCCTCAAATAGCTGCGAACCGGACGACGGTTTACAATTTGTTTGATGATGCACTAACTGGCGGGACGTATACAAATGCACAACTTGCTGGAAATTTAACATACGGAACTGCCACTGGGCAACGAACGATAAGCACCAGTGCGACCATTACGAATGGAACGATTGCAAGCGGAACTATCCAAAACCTTACTGCCGGGACTACAATTTCGACGCTTGGTACAATTACGAATCTATCTTCCGGCACGACAAACTCGACGTCTGTGATTGCAACGTCAGGTACAATTGGAACACTCAACTCAACTACAGCAAGCATTACTGGCGGAACATTTGGTGGAGCCTTAACATCTACGGCGGGAACTATTGCCACGTTTAACAGTACAACTGGGACGATTGGTAATTTCACAACCACTCTTACTGGCGACTTCACGATCAGCACAGGATCGGCAACAGTAGGGACCAGGGTCGCTGTCCTTAATACTGCCCAACAATACAGCCGAGCGCACAACTTCGCGGCAACAGCATTGACAATCACAGACGGAACAATTCCATGGAATCTTGCCGAAAACCAAGTTGCTACGCTGACCGTAACAACCAATTCCACAATGAACACGCCGACCAATCCCCAGGCTGGAGCAACCTATGTGATGCTTGTTACGCAAGGAACCGGCGGGAACAACACTCTTTCATTTAGCACAGCATATAAATTTCCTGGAGGAGTAATACCAGTTCTTTCAACCGGATCTTCTAAAGTTGACGTTATTTCGTTCATAAGCAACGGAACTGTTTTGTTCGGAGTCTCAAGCCAGGACTTTTCCTAATTTATGCCGTGGCCTACACACCCAATGGGTTTTTTGGGAAATATTGGCGACGATGATTCCTACCGCGTACAAAGAAGCCTAAGATTCAATTCTGCAGATTCCGCCTATTTAAGCAGGACATTTTCAGGTCCGGCGGGTCAGAGTTTTTCCACATTTTCGGCGTGGATAAAACTTGGTGTGCTTGGAACAGCTAGGCAAATATTTGGCGTCTCAACAAATCATTTTTTTGGACTTACGACAGGTAATGCGCTTAATCTCACATTTGCCGGAACAAGCAGGCTTACAACATCGGCACTATTGCGAGACCCAGGGGCTTGGTATCACATTGTCTGGGTACAAAACCAGTCATCGCATACGATTTACATCAATGGAGTTTCAGCGGGAACCGCTACGGCAACAAGTTCAGTTTTTAATACAGCAGTTGCCCACCAAATCGGTGCCGTAAACGCTACAAATTTATTCAATGGATACATGGCTGAAATTTATTTTATCGACGGACAGGCATTGAATCCAGCTTTTTTTGCAGAAACCGACACAATCACGCAAAGGTGGAAAGCCAAGGCGTATAGCGGTTCTTATGGGAATAATGGTTTTTACCTTAATTTTAGCAACAATTCTGCCGTAACCGCAGCTGCTCTTGGGGCCGACTCAAGTGGTAACGGAAGGAATTGGACTCCATCCGGATCTCCAGGTTTTTCTGTGACGGCTGGCGTTGGCAACGACAGCCTTGTGGAAAGCCCCACAAATTACAAGCAGACAATTTCAAACGGAGGGGGAGAATACCGAGGAAATTATTGCACATGGAATCCTCTTTTCCCAGGAGATTCGTGCATCAATGGCAATTTGGATGTGGTAAACGACACGGCCAGGGGCAACCAAGAACTTATGCAATATGACGCCTACTGGGAGGTGACCTCAACTGGGGGAACATGTCTTGCTGGAATTATAGGCCAGTCTTCATCGAATACGGTTACAGTTGGATCTTCAAAAACATTTGGATTTAAGCTCTCTGAATCCGGAATTTTCCAATATGCAAACGTTACAGATGGAGTGCAATTTACAACAATCGGGACCGTAAGCTCTCCACAGTTTTGCTATGCAAGCACCGGGGCTGCAATAACAGCATCATTGAATTGCGGTCAAAGAAATTTTATTGGCGCAATGCCAACTGGATTTAATCCTATTTGTGTTACATCGCTGGATAAGCCTGTAATACAAAATCCCCAAAAACACGTCACCACACTTGCGTATAATGGCAACGGCACGTCTTCCAATCAAATTATTGGATCAAATTTTAAGCCTGATTTGGTGTGGATAGCTCAAACTACCAATGGATCAAGAATCTATGATCTGATAATTGACTCAACAAGGGGAACTACAAGAGATTTCGCAATCAATCAAACATTTGGAGTTTCAGAAGGAAGCTCAAATTCAAAATTAACATCATTTAATAATGATGGATTTTCATTGGGAAACTCAACTGATGTAAACGATTCATCACTTGGATATCAAAGCTGGCTATGGAGGCAGTCAGCACTTTCTTGCTTTGATGTGGTAAGCTACACCGGCAATGGATCTAACAGAACGGTTTCTCACAATCTTGGATCTGTCCCAAAATTCATACTGATTAAATCAAGATCAGATACAACATTCTGGACGATTTACCACTCAGAAATTGGTCCGACTGGTTATTTGGATTTTAATGATTGGGGAGCATATTACACAAGCTCATCTGCGTGGAATAACTCATCCCCAACATCATCTTTATTTTCTCTTGGATCTTCAACTCAATCGAACAAATCAAGCCAAACATATATGGCGTATTTGTTTTCAGAGAAAAATGGTTTTAATAAATTTGGATCATACACAGGAACAGGAGCCGCAGATGGACCATTTGTATTTTGTGGATTCAGACCTCAAATTTTAATTGTTAAAGGCGCAACTGATGGCGTGTTTTCAGGCGACAGAAATTGGGTTATTATTGATAAAAGTAGAATCGGATATAATGGCGGAAACTACGGAATAAATCCAAATTATCCATACAATCAAGATACATCAAATTATTTTGATATTCTCTCGAATGGATTCAAAACAAAATCAACAGCAATAAATGTAAATAGTTCAGGTGAAAAATATTCTTATGCAGCATTTGCAGAATTTCCATTAAAATACTCAAGGTCAAGATAAGGAGAAAAACATGACGCTAGCTGAAATCGCTCAATACGCAGGGGAGAAGGTAGGGAAGACCGACTCGGATACGCTTACCTTCTTGCAAAAGTCAGCATCGCTGAATTACCGACGCGTGTGGAACTTTGCCCCCTGGAGGGAAACCATCACGAACTCAACCTATTCGGTTTCAACTGCAACCAGAACAGTCTCTCTTGGGTCTCTCGTTGAAAATCCTTTGTCAGTAGCTTATGGAGACAGCGAGTTGTTATCTGTAGACCTTCAGACAATTGTAAGCCAAGACGCGGACTTGTTAGATTCGGACAGGACCGGAACTCCGACTCAGTACTATTTCAAGGGCCGAAACACGTCTGGCACTGCTGAGATCGATCTCTATCCACTGCTCAATACGTCCAGTACAACCACATTAAAGGTGATAGAAAAAGTTACATGCGTAACAAGGCAGAATAACATTGTAGAGTTTCCGCCAAGCTCATCTGCCCTTGCCGACGAATTGCGCCTTCCGCACGTCCAGCACGTTGTCCTGGCGCTTACTCATGCAGACGCGCTAGAGCGCGAGCGTCAGTACGCCAAGGCCCAGGCAGTTGTATCGACCGCAAATGCTGATCTAGCGCAGATGGCTCAGTACGAGATGAGCCAGGTCGGAGGAATAAAGGTCATCACACCGTCAAGTTTAGGCGAGTATAGCATCACAGACATAGGGGTTTAGTCCGTGCCATATTTTCAGGACAATTTAGACGAAGTCTTGTCCTTTGACGGAATTCGCAATTTTACCGGGGGCCAGGCAAGTGGCTTGCAGTCTGATCTACTTGGCGAAAATCAAGTTCAGCAGATGTACAACATGACCATTTCTCCAAAAGGCAATCTTGAAACCAGAATTGGAACTTCTAGCTTTGCCACCGGAGCGACTAGCGGAACAGGATCTGTCGGCGGGATGCGATACTACGAGACAGGATCTTCATCTCAATTACTAACTGTAACGAACGGAAGATTCTACAGCATCAATTCAAGTGGAAGCGCAACGCTACATCCTGCAGATTTAACATGGAACGCGACCACGAGCTCGTTTGGAACGAATACACAAAAATGGGCTAGTGGATATTCTATTGGTTCTGCAGTCGAAGTGAGTATGGCACAATTCAACAACAAGATGTACCTAGCCGACGCAGACGGTGATATGCATTATTGGGACGGAGATGTCGTGGTTAGGCAGGGAGGAAAGGTCAGAGCAATTACGATAACCAGTGGTGGTACCGGATACACAAGTGCAACAGCAATCGTGACAGGACCACAGTGGGGAGGACAATTTCCTACGCTCATAACCCAGGTTGCCGGGGGAGCAGTAACAGGCGTTACCGTTGTCGAGGGGGGATATGGATATTCCGCAGCCCCAACCGTGACGATCGTTGGGAATGGATCTGGAGCGACAGCTACGGCAACCGTTAGTCCGCCACCGCAAAATTTAAAACTTTTAATCAATACAGAAAACAGGCTTTTTGGCGTTGGGTCCGGAGAGACTAGGAACACACTTTACGCCTCAGACATACTCGACCCTTCCGTATGGGACTCTGCAAACAGCATCATTGTAAACGGAGACGACGGAGACCAGATCACGGCAATCGTCCCATACTATAGAAACAGAATTATTGTTTTCAAGAAACGCCGAGTCTTTCAGGTGGACATTCCTAGCGACGCCACAACGGCAGCTGATTGGGTCGTATCCGTTATATCGAATAACACTGGCTGCGTAGCGGCTGGGACTGCAGTCCAGGTAAGTAGCGACATCCTTTTTTTGTCAGACAACGGAATTCGATCCCTAGTCCGCTCGGCTGCAGACGACTTTAGCTCGGTTGGTGTGCCAATCTCAGAAGTTGTCAAAGACGTAATTCAAAGCATAAACACTGACTTAATCAGAATTTCTACAGCAATTTATTACGACAATAGATATTTTCTGGCAGTGCCAACAGGATCAAGCAACATAAACGACACTCTCATAGTTTACAATACAGTGCTTGGGACGTTCGAGGGGACCTGGAGCCCTAAAGTTATGCAGTTTACTCTTACAAATTTTAACCAGGCCGGGACTAGGGCGATGTTTAAGAAGATAAACGGAATTATTGGGCAATATGCTGGCTACAAGTCGCCGAATGGAACGGTCTCGTCAGACTACCTGGATGCAGGAGCGAACTATGAATCCTATGTTCGCACGAAAGACTTTAATTTTGGAGATGCGTTTGCTGCCAAATACGGATCGCATTTCGAGGTAATTTTTGATGACTCATTCTCAAACAATGCAAACATCTTTATTCAAAGAGACGTCGATACTGGAGACATCAGCGTTCAGTCCGGGCTGAACATTGCGAGCTCAGTGCTGACTCTTCCGTTTGTGCTCCCGGCGGC